CCGCTTCGCGAAGATGATGTCCGCAGAATCCATTTCGCGCATCACATGCGCCGGGATAGCCTGATACCAATCCACAACGCGCTCCATCTTGGAGGTGCAGCGCATCGCATCCACGGAAATCTGCTGGATGGTGCGGAGGAACGTGCTCATCCGCTCGTGATCGCCTGCCAGCAGCCGCATTTCCTCAACCATCTTGGGAATCTGGTTCCAGACACACGCGAGAATTTCCGCCGCCTGCATAGGCGTAAGCGCTTTACTGCTTTTAACCGACATATTGCCGTTTTCGGTTACGATCTCCAAATGTCCGAGCTTGTACCAGTCGCTCTCAAGATCATTCAAACTTTCGTAGGTCATCGCTTGTCCGCCTCCCCGTTTCTCAGTTTTTTTTGCATTTCTTCATACATCCTCACGATCT